CGTAATAGCCATTACCGTTATTTTCTAGAACAAGCAAGTCTTTTACTCCATTGCAATATCCAGAAACAGCTTTTACTTTGATCTTATTCTTTTTAATTTTTACTTTGATTGCATCACCATCGTCTAGTTGATAAATCATTATTTACTCCTTTTCATGCACTTCAGGACTCGTTGAACTTCTCATAGTAAGGCTTCTCCAAGAACAACCACAAGCACTCAAACTGCTGCTCAATTTCAACAATTGTGCTGTCTTGATTCAGGATAAAAGTTACGTTTATAGTTATCTCAGGGTCGCGTCTAAACTGCACTTCTGGTTGAAAACTCACAGAAGGCAAAGCACTATTCCTGCTGTAGTAGTCATGCTTTGAATGCTCGTACACCCAAATGTCAATGAAATACTTCTTACCTTCTGAATCATCGAAGCGTTTTTGCAAGAGGAAGTCTGCACTCTTGTATTGGTAATTGTCGTATCGCTTGTAACCAGCGTCAAGCCAGTCTTGAATTGTTAGCATAGTGTACTCCTTTGGTTAAAACCCTATTCTACTCCAAATCTTCCTGCGTGACAACCTTCTTTACAACATTTTGTACCTTCCAGTAAGGAAGTTTCACATGCTTCTCTGCCCACTGCTGAATCACTTCCTGAAGTTCTTCCTTAGCTTCCTTTGAAACACTGTAGAAATCACAATCAGCAATTTCGCCTATGTCTTCATAAACCCGCTCATCAAACTGTTCAAGCATTGAATCAATCCCGTGAATGTTAATGTAGTCGCTAATTCTTACATCAACCTTATCCCCTTCAAAATACTCAGTGCCAACCCCGAGTTCTTCTTGTTCAAGTTCATCAATTAGATCGTACCAATCATAAAAGAAATCCTCTTCATTAAGACTCCAGCATTTCTCATTCATTTGAGTTCTCCTTCCGAAACAGTTGCTCATTCCTAAACACCTCCAAGATGTACTCAGGAAGATGTGTTTGAGTTTCACATATTGCAATTAAATGCTCACACGATAAATCCTTTAGCAGTGTATAAACCCCTTCGGGTTGTGAGAAGTTCTTTCCATAGGACTTCCAAATAAAGACTTCCCTGATCTTCTCGTGAGGGTCGTCAGTATATAGAGTCAAATCTTCTGCTGGTACAGTATTGACAGAACAGCGAATATAATCTAGCCCGCCATCTAGAATATACCATTCCTTAGACACAGCATCAAAGTGCTCACAGTAATCATGTCGGTGACTGGAATGCAAAATTGTACCGTCAGGTGTTCTCCATGCGGAGTAGATTATCTGTCGTTCAGTCATGGACAACCTGAAGAATCATGTTAATCGCCTGCACAAACTGATGCTGCTCTACAGGATGCAACTCATGCCATTTTCGCTTTACTCCAAACTTACTTGCAATAGCTGCATAGAATTGTTCAACTTCGCTCATAATCCAAATACCCTTCTTCAACAAGAACTTCTTCAAGAGTCATAGAGCCATCAGCGTAACGATACGACTCTATGACTGTCTCCAACAAAGCCTCCACAAAGAACTCAATTTCCTTAGCTCCTTGTTCAGCTTCCAATGAAGTTACATGCGTACCGCAGTCATTCCAAATTTGCTGTACCTTCGGAGGGAATTTTGGTTTGATTTCAGTTAGATAAATATCCCCTGCAAACATTACTTTTTCCATAATCAGTACCCTTCAAATTCTGGAAGTTCGGAGAACTCCTTTACTGTCATTACTTTAGTAGTAAGAGTGTAATCGGAATCATCTTCTGTGTCAAGCATAACTTCCAAAGTGTCTTTCATCTCTCTGAGAGTCATGTAGCATGTAGATCCACATAAACTCAGTGCAAAAACACAAATCGTATCTTCACTCATCATTCTTCCTTTCTAGAAAATTCCTCTTAATCTCTTCCTGAAACGCAGGACTTACACTAGCCTTCATAGTCATCCCAGCAGGGACTTCATAATCCTTTCCCGTAAGCCCAGAATGCATCACCCTTGGCTTGCTATACTTCGGAGAGAATGACATAAAGCCTGTAAGGATAACCTGCTTATCTTCAAGCATCAGTTCTCGGATTGTACGTTGGAAAATATCCAAGAAATCTTGACATTCGTAGATAGTGTACATCTTATCACAGTTTAGCGACATAACTTTTGCTAGGTCTTTACTGTAGAGTTTATCAGTCATTTATTTGTACCCTTAACATTGTAAAGATAAGAACTTGATCCGTCCATGCAAACAACCCTCTCGTCGCCATCGGCAAAGACAATAATGCTAGCAATATTGTCCAGAGACTTACAGAAAACAACTGCTCTGTGCAAATCGAAACTATCTGTACGTTGCCAGCAAGCACTTAGACTAACACAAGCCAAGAATGCAATAATAAATTTAGTCACTTTTACTCCTTGTTCAGTGGGTTACGATGAGAATTTTCTCCGCCTGCCTGAAAAGATGCTTCGAACTCTTCAATCAAACTGTACAAAGCGTCCATATCAAGATCATTGACTTGAACATCCTCTGTGTGCCAGCAAGTCGAGCAGTACCCTCCTTGGTGCTGATAAGTCTCAGTAGGTGCAAAGTCCTTTTTACGACTTTTAAGAAATTCAACTAGTTTACTCATTTCAACTCCTCATCAAGAACTTCCCACGATGCAATGTTATCGTTTGAATTGAGTGTATCAAAGAAACGATCTTGAGCGTGCTCAATCGCGTAGTTAGCTTCGTTAATAAGACGATCGTCATCCCATGTTCCGACCATTTCTTCGTCTACTTCAAGTTCGATTGTTAGAATCCACTTGTATTCTACTTTCATGTTTACTCCTTTTCAATAATTCTGTGATGATCTACAGTTTGTACTTCTCTGTGACTCATATAATTTGCAATATCTTCATATTTTGTCAGAAAAGTCAAATCCCAGAGGTGCCAAATTTTATCAGATTTCTTGACGGTTGAATTCCAAATGTCAATCAACCACGCTTCGTGATGTTCTTGCTGCACTACTTCGTGCCTACGAGTGAACTTGCAAATGTTCTTATGGTGGAAGTGGAGCTAAAGGTCGGACGTGAAAAACGTCCGACAGCCCTCCTTTACAAAAGGTTTGGATTGCATTTAATTCCTTTTCCTCTATATGTTTGTGTTTGTGAATGGCAGTTTGGACAAAGAAATCGCAGATTACCTAGTCTATTATCACAACAATCTCCGTTAATGTGGTCTAGTTCTAACGTTAATGTATAATCTTCCCTTTAAAAATGAACCTGTCTTGTGATTATACCTGCTTGTTTCAGTAAGTCAAGCCCAGAGGTGTCACGGTATGTTTCTCGCCACACTAGTTCTTTGATTCCTGCATTGATAAGCATAGCTGCGCAGGGTACACAAGGACTCAGAGTTGTATAGATTGTAGCATCTTGTACAGACACACCTTCCTTAGCCGCCTTGAGGATGCAATTCAATTCTGCATGGATAACCGAGGGTTTCGTAACAAGTTGCCAGTCTCCAAATAAATCGCTTCCGTACCATTCTCGGTCTTCGCACTCATTAGAAAGTCCAGATGGTGTACCATTATAGCCCGTAAGAGTAACCCCGATCTTAGTTACAAGAATTGCTCCCACTTGCTTGCGCTTTGCTTTGGAAAGCCCAGCATGAAGCATGGCTGTCTGCATATAAACATCGTCAAGTTGTTTCTGTGTTGGCATATTCTTCAATCCCTTCTTCAGTTGTATATCTTACAATCTTCACTCCGAAACTCTTGATAATACTCTGACAAGTCTTGCAAGGTTTTGCAAGTTTTGGCTTACCTTCGCTATCAAAACGCTGTACGAGAATACTATGTACCTCTTTGGATTTACTTTGTAGTAAAGATTCCAGTTCAGCGTGCTTCCAAATCTTATCGCAGGACTCTCCTACAAGTTCTGCATGAAACTTCATTAAAGGATGGCTTCGGAAGTAATCGTTAGTTCCTGTAGCGATAACCCTTCCTCGTTTGTCGAAGGTTGTGCTGAAGATTGTGTAGCGTTTACGACTCAAGATACCTCCTTAATCAGTCCCACAAATTTTGCCAGTACAACCCAAGAAGCCTAAAGCCATTCTGCTTCCTTGCATTATGCTCTGTAAGCCCTTCAGTGTCAATCTCAATAGCCTTTACTTGATCCACAAGGTCATCATCTTCGTTCACTTTAGAGTGGTCATAGAACTTATCTTCTGCGTTGTAGTCAATATGTTGCTCAAGGCTCCACAAAATACAATCTATTACATAGTCCCACCGTTTGAAATGAAACTCATCAATGTCATATTCATTCTCTTTAGGCTTTGCAGAAGTACTTCGTAATTCTTCTGGCACATCCTCGTCGTCAACACAAGGTGTGCCTTTCTTCTGCTCCTTTAGTTGCTTGAGCAAAGGAAGAGCAATCAAGGAGAGCGTATAGTCACAATTCCATGAATCGTACTCATCAATCTGAATTTCAACCTTGCGTTCTTCGTCACCCTCTGGATATGGGCCAATATTGACAAACATAATTATTCCTTGATTACTTTGATTACTTCATAGATACGATCAATTTCATCTGCAAAAAGTGCATTTATGTCACTTTGGGAAGCATTGAGTTGCGTTTGTGCAGTGTTGAAATCCATTACGTCTTCTTGAAACTTTAGTATTTCCTCTGCTTTCTTACCAAGGTAAACAACCCGCATTACGAGCAGAATTAAAAGGATACCTTGAGTGATTAGAATTAGTTCCATATTTAAACTCCTGTAAGCGATTATTTATCCTCTAGGCTACCTACCCCTTACCCTGTAGTTTTACAGGGCTTGTAGGGGCTATAAAGTGCCTTCCTAAGCCTTTAACCCTTTGCAGCAATCTTATGCTTTAGGCGATACTGCAACTTAGCTAGTTTACTAATTTTTACAGAAGCTTTATTAGCAAGTCTGTACCAGTAGTCCTGCGTATCGTAATCATTAGGATACACTTTTGCAATATCAATTGCAGATCGGCGTGATGTATCCTCTGCTTGAATGCGCTCTGCTACAAGACGTTGAAGCATCTGTAATTCAGATTGGGAAAGATATGGAGAGCCAATACTATCCCATTCATACTCAGATGCGAATACTGGAACATTCCAAGTCATATCGGACGTAGTTGCAGACTTATCAAACATACCGCGAATAAAATTAAACATATAGAACTCCTTTAAAAATTAAGATGATTGAATTTTAGATGGTTGTTGAAGGTTTGTCAAGAGTCGGAGACTCTAAGCGCAACTTTTTGTTGCTTTCAAGTGATTAGTCATAAATTCTGTTGTAAAAATCTTGAGCAAAAGCTGAAGTGCTTTCGTTAATTTCATACCCAAGAGCCTTCATGATCTTCTTTTTGACAAGCGTATTAGGAATACGAATCCTGTCCGGAGGGTTAAACCCAAGCAAAAGTCCGCACTCTACCACAGCACCACTTCGGCACACACCAGCATGGCAATGCACAATTACATTCATATGCTGTTCCTTGGCTCTACGAAGCAGCCCTGCAATCTCTTGTGCTTGCTCATCGGAAATAGCCCATTCTTCATCTTCTTCAATGTCTTCAAACTTAAAGCCATAGACCTCCTTGAACTTCTTCTTCGGAGTAGGGTGCTCTAAAAGAAGATCACTGATTTGAATCAGCATGGAATTCTCTCCTGCGTCAGCGTGAAATCCAGTTGATACATCAAAGCGACTTGCGTTTTCAATAAAGTTGTTCATGACTTCAGGAGGTTTTCTGAGGAGACTTCGTAGACTTCTACAAGAGCCTTGCGGAAAGAGTAGCCCCCTCCACCGAAAGTTTCTTGATTTTCAAATCCAATTTTAATGCACACAAGATGGCACGCAGGTTCTTTGACAACAACCATCTTCCCCACCAACGTAGGGACAAAAGGTCGAGTTACGCTTGCTTCAATCTTAGGTTCCGAGAAAAAGAGGGTGCGGTTGCCAACTTCGTCCAGTTTACCGTCAAGGGTATACCAGTTTCCATCTCCATTTTCAAAGCATACTTCCATGGGGTAAGTATCGCCTTCAGGATCACCCATGAGACTAGATACTTCACCTTTGCCGTACAGCAAGCACCACACAATATCACCAACTCGAAATTCATCCGGTTTAACTTGATTGCTTGAATTGTTTGTTTGCATAATTTACTCCTTATTCTCGTAATAATGTTTAGTAGCTCCTAGTTTCGTACTGAGATTATAGAGAAAATCAGTCTTAGTATCATCACTAAGAAGCATCTCTGTACTATCTAAGATTTTCTTTACTTCCATAAGCAATTCAAATTCTTTAAGTTCAGTCATGGTACTCTCCTTATTTAAAACAACGCCTTCCAGCGTTCATTCTTCATCAAATCTTCTAACTCCTCCGTATTAGCCATACGACTAAGCAGAGTTCCAGCTTGGTTAGCTAGTTCTTGTTCTGCTGGTGTCATTCTAACAAATGGGTTGTGCTTTGCAAGAGTCCGTGAGAATTCTAGAGCTTGTTGTAGGGTCATTTTACCACCTCAAACTCTCTATGGCTTGGGAAACTATACATCTCCTCCCCAGCATCATCAATAAACCAGAAAACAAAATCATTATCGTCATACCAATCCCCTTTAGGATGATCAATAACGGTATAAATTTTACCTTCGGTTAGAATTTTAGAAACTGTTGACCGAGTAGCTTTAATCTTAGTTCCAACAGGCAGTTGATGGTCAATCATGTTGTTCCTTTCGTGTGTTGTTGATCTGCCTGAATTATGCAGGAAGTTCAGGAGGGTGTCAAGTGTTCAATCTCTGGTACTTCCGGCAACTCTTGCCAGAATGCAGCATCTATCAGGCTGTAACCTGCGTTATCAATCCAATCATCGAAACGATCTTCATCCTCCCATCCTGAAGAATAAACCCCAACCCTCCAATAAGGAGTCTTTGTGCGATGAGACAAGCACAGGATGAGGATAGGTTTTGAAACATACCTTCCAAAATCAAGGGATACTTCAGGAGGGGTAGATATGGGCTTTAGAGACATACTGAATCCTTTGTGTTGAAAGCTAGAGTATGCACTAGACTCTTCCTGCTGTCAAGCGGCAAAGATTGCTTGTGTTGGTTGTTTGCTACAGGAAGATTTCACTTGCAGGCTCATTCCAACTCCAGTATGATAGTTCTTTTAAAGAAAGGAGGTTGAGTGAAACACAACGAACAACAATGGCTCAAGCTCCCGCTTGAACTGCTGCAACACAAAGAGCTGAGTCTAAGTGCAAAAGTCATCTATGTCTATATGCTATGGCGGTATCAGTTCTTCACAAAAACACAAAGAGCATCTTACTTTGAGTCTCAGGACACCATAGCTGAAGCTGCTGGGGTAAGTCGAAAGACTGTCAATGAAAGCGTACAGCAACTAGCAAAGCTAGGATTTGTATCTTACAAAAAGACAAAACAGAGCAGCACATACGAAGTCAAAGATGTGTATCGTATTTACAACAATAACAACAAAAGGGAGGAAACCATGCAAGATCAAGAACCCTTCTAGCTGTAACCTTTTCTCACAAGGTATGTAACTTTTTCTCTCTTACCCCTGTAACCTTTTTACGCACTAATAAGAAAGAAGGAGTAAGAAAGAAAAGAATAAGAGAAAGACTAAGTATTTTACGAAAGGTGGATTTATGTTTGTGATCACAAAAGAATGGTTTGACTCTAATAGAGACTTCATA